GGGTTGGTGTTTTGGGGCCTCATTGAGCGGCAATCGGGTCCGAAGTGGGTGAGTCGGGCAGCGTCGATACCTGTTTTTGAATGACCTCTTCAAGGCGATCAATCTTCTCGTCAAGCACCGCGGTCAAATTGACAAACTTGACTTCGAGAACGGCAAGGCGCTCCGTGATCGCTTGGGCTTCGCGGAACGTGAACGATTTTTCCTTCATCTCGGCCATCGCTTTGAAGATGTCTTCCTGTTTCGCGTTGACTGCCTTGATCTCCGTATTGATCACCGCCATTTTCTCGTAGAGGTTGGCGATGTTTTGCTGCTGAATCGTCGCCCAGCCGCCGACTCCGAAAGCACTGATGAGGAGAACCCACATCATTTTAGCTTGCCGGGTGAGACGCGTCGTCAGCGCCTCATAGAGCTTTTCGTGATCTTCGGCGGTCATAGAGCGTCGAATCAGAAGTCATTTTTGCGCGAGAAGCTGAGAGGCTGAGTCGCTTTCCAACGCCCGTAAAGAGCAAGCAGAAAGCCAAAGGCTTCGATGACTTTTGGCCACCCCCCTTTAGCGTGCTCAACAAAATCGTTTGCAGCGTCGACGTTGACGTTGACCCCCACAGAAGGGAGGAAGCTTGCAAGTGCTGCGATGGCCAGCCCGTAGACAGTGATGGAAGTAAACGGATTTTTCATGGGATCTCAGTGTTTGACGAATTTGGCGAACACCAGAGCAGCATTCGCGGAGATGGTTTTGGTCGCCAAGGTAGTCGAAATCACGATGGTCAGGCCGGTGCTGCAATAGATCGGAACCTCAAGGAGCACTTCTCCGTTTGCAGTGATCGGCCGGGAGAGGAGGGGCTTGACCGTGTCAGCCGGAAGAGTGGCTGCGTTGTGGACCTGCACAAAGCCTGCGGTTGCCGTGTTGTTTACAACGTGAAGAAACCGCAGAGTCGAGGCTCCCGCGTTAATAACGAGAGAGGTCACCGGATTTTCTCCGTGAGTTTGAAACTCGGCAAGAGGACGAGGACGCAGCGGGGTCGGCACGGAAGTTTCCATGCTCGAAAATTACCAGATCAATCGGCTCTACGCAACTGGAGATCTCACGAACAAGACCCCCGTATTTTGTGCTCCATCGGCGATACGCGTCCACGCCGCCGCTTGCTCTGGAAAGCTCATTTCTGCGAGAAACAGATAGGTCTCCCGACAATCGGGCACCATGATGAGCGATTTCACCGCGGCAATCCTCGCGAGATCCCCCTCTTGAAGCTGCCAGTAGCAGCGGGCCAAGTAAAGCAAAGCGTCCCCGCACTCGTCGCGATACCCGACAAAGTGAGCCCGGGCCTCAAACAACTCCGCCGCTTTAGCCCAGTCTCTCCGGTAATACCACTCGCGAGCGAGGTAATACAGCGTTCGGCCCGAGGGCCCCGCCGAGGTAGCCGACTGCTCTTCAAAATCCATTTGGAGTAGCCGAAGAGCCCGGTCAGGGTCGTTTGCGTGTGCGGTCGAATACCCGTAGAGCAGTGTTGCCCCGTGGGCAGGAACATGGTCATCTCGATTGAGTGCTTCGTGAATCCGCCCCGTCCAGTAGATGTCCGGGCATCTGCGGTGCGCTCGGACCATTTCGTGGATGTTGTTTGGGCTGTGCTTGGCGATGCACTTAAAACGAAAAGTCTGGGCCGTTGGTTTTTCTCGAATCGCTTTTCGGAGAGCCGCGATAGCTCCCGGAGCGAGTTCTTCGTCAGCGTCGATGACGACACACCAATCACCAGTGGCGAGGGCGAGAGCGGCATTGCGAGCGTTGGCGAAGTGATCCCCCCATTCGTAGTAAGCTAAACGGATGCGATCATCGTTGAGACTGTTCACGAGCAAAAGAGTGTCGTCGGTAGACCCCGTATCGCACACGATGATTTCGTCTACGTCATGTAGAGATCCTACGCAATCGAGGATATGGTCCTGCTCGTTCTTGCAGATGATGGTGGCAGAGATTTTCATGCTTTCGTAATTCCGACTTTCTCGGCCGCGGCCAATAGTTCTGGTGGACATCCTCCCTCGCCCCGCTGACGAGCGGGTTCGCTGCGCACCAGAGCCCCGGGAGGGACATCCCGCGTAACGATCGCTCCGGCACCGATGCGGGCTCCCACGCCGATACGAACGCCCGGAAGAATCACCGCTCCCGCCCCGATCGAAACATCATTTTCGACGATTGGAGGCTCCGCGTAGTAGCCAGCGTTGCCTGCAACCGGATGTCGATCATCGGTGAACGTGACATTTGGCCCGATGAACACCCTCGACCCGATCGTGCTGTTCGCGGGAAGAAAAGTGCCAGAACCAATGCGAGAGTCTTGTCCAATAAAGGACCCTCGCCCCACTTCGACCCGAGAGCCGATGACCGTGTTTCGTAAAACAGTCACGTCGGCAAGCACCACTGCGAAGTGCCACACCGTGGCGTCCTCAGAGAGATAACAAGACGGGTCAACAAAAGCGGAAGGGGCTACCATGCCCTACCTTATTTTATTGTAGAGCAAAAGTCAAATTACTCGTAGCCCATCGCTTCAGTGAACCAATCGTCAACATCGTCTGCGTCGAGGAGGAGTTGCTGCCGGATCGCCTCAACTTTCGGGGAAGTTCGCCGCACGGTCGGAGCGTATTCAAACCACTCGGTCATAATCTCGCGAGTGGTGGGATCTTGGATAGCCGCGATAGCTGCGAGAACAGAAGATTTGATACCTCGGCGGATCAGCATTTCGCCGAACTGGGCGCGGGTGAGGATCAGGTTCGCTCTTGTGTTTGCGAGTGTCACTGCCGCTAGGTTCGCGGCGTGGGTGATCTCAGCCGCAGGTCGGGCAGCTTCGATCTCTTCCATCGTAGGGATAGGACCACCGTCTCCTGCGGTGATCTGGTCACCGTAGACTCGCCAGCCTCCACGGTTAGGCCACGCAAAAGAAAGGATGTCGTGAATTGAAATCATGGGATTCTGAGAACTTGCATAGTGAAGCCCCGGTAAAGCGTGAACGTCGAACCCGCAACCTCACCCCCAAGTTTAAGCTGAACCGTGCCGGGAGAGCCACCATTATGAACGAATATTTGAATCATAATAGGCATGGCACTATTCAAAAGGGTGGCCCCACCTTGAGTCGCAACCGTATTGAATGCGGTCATACCAGCTTCCGTTCTACCAGCAGTCGCTGATGTGAGTGAGAAATCGCCAATCTGTATGGCAGTCGTTGAAGCTGGACCAGTAAACGAGTATTTGAAACCGGAGCCAGAAGTGTTCGTTGCCCAAAATCCTCGAAATATAGCAGAGACTTTTTCGTTTGAAGCAATTGCAAAGGACATGCCAGAAATGTCTGGAGGAGTAGCAGCGCCAATTGTATCGGTGATATTACTTGCAGTAGCCGCAACTTGTATAAAATCAGAGATAACGCACTCCTCGAAACTTCCACTCCCAGAGGATTTTCTGCCAATGATTTTTCCTTGACCTGAAGCGATATACAAATCGGCAAGGGTGACAGAGCCGCTGTTGATCGACCATGAGTCCCCTCCCCCTGCGACGGTTATATCTCCTTTGTTACCATCAAATACAAGTCTCCCGACTCCCTCTACGGTGCTAGCGTAAAAAATATCCTGACTGTCTGGGGCGTATGTGGAAGTCACATCGCACCATTCAAATCGACCTCCAATAATTGTGCCTACCGCTCCATCTAGCCCGTCCGATCCAGCGCCAGCGCCGTTATCAATCCCGCCAGTTCCGCCTTCTCCTCCGAGTCCAGCAACACAAGAAAAAGACGCCAAGTAACAGTAAGAGAGTTTGAACTCTGGGCTATTACCACCAGTTCCCCCATCACTTCCATTGCCGCCCGGAACTTCACTTGTTCCGGCGTCTCCATTTCCGCCAGCACCTCCGTCTCCGCTAGACAATGAAAGCGAGAGGGCAACGGTGCTGTCGGATTGAAGATTTAGCTTTGATGGTTGTTCCCCGTTACCACCAGTTTGTTGAAACGCTCCAGAACTAGTTCCCGGCGTGCCGTCAGGTGCGTCCCAAGTGATGGATAAACTGCAAAATTCTTTGCCGATTCCTTGGACGAAAACGAACTCTTCCGGCGTTGTCCCGCTAGTAGAGGTATGAGAAATTGAATAGCTACCCGCTCCGAGTTCAAACTTCCGCGCCCCTGCGTTCCATGCTGCTTGTGCCGTAAGGTAGGGGAGGGAGGGATTGCCGATTACTGCGGTGGAGTTATTTCCGCCGCTGCGAACATAAGCAAAGCCCGTTCCGGTGATGGACGATCCGCCACCACCGCTAGCCGCTTCCCACGCGGCTCCTCCTGACCCGTCTGCGGTCAGGACGTAGTTGTCCGCAGCATCACCAGAACCAAGGTCCGCTGCATCAATTGAGCTTAGGGCAGTTTGCCCAGTGCCACCATTCGCCACAGGTAGCGTCCCGGTAACGTGCGCGGAAGCTGCGGTCAGGCTGACTTGGTTGCGCGTGATAACTTGATTCGCGATGGTTAGGTATGCTGGAGTCCCCGCGAGGGTAACGTCCCCAGAGTTCGTTCCAGCGAGAGTCCCAGTAGCACCGTCAGCAATCGTGATGCCGCCAGTCTGGATGAGCTTTCCGGTCGTCCCGTCGAACCGAGCGATTGCGTTGTCTACTACGCTTGATGGCCCAAAGACATCCGCAGTGAAATAATTCGGGCGAACAAATACGGTCCCGTTACTAGCGTGTGCGTTGACCACCGCTAGAACCTCAACAATGGGATTAGGCGCGGAAGGTTTGACACTAGTCAGTTTTACCGCGTTTGTCCCGGCGTAGATAATCGTCTCATCTGCCCAAGTTTGGCTGTAATTGCCCCCGTTGGTCTGGATGCCTGTGACTTTTCCGAAAGCGACTACGGAACCTTGGTGACCATTTACGAACTGTTCGCCAGCAATCCCCATGAACAGAGTCGCTGGGCCAGCCCCGTCCCAAGGCTTAATCAGTAGCTTTCCGCTACCCCCGTTCGTTCCGGCGAACATAACAGGAGTGCCTTTTAGAATTGTTGCCCCGGTGCTATTCTGTGCATGGTAGATCAGGTGCTGCCCGGTGTGCACAACGAACCCGTCTAGCTGGAGATCGAGGGTCTCTTCGTCCGCGTTCCAGATGACCTCGCCGGGGTTGACGAGCGTTCCGGGAGTAGCCGTATCGAAGATCAGCTTGTTGGCTCCCACCGCAGCTTGAACCTTGAGATTGAAGGCACCGGGGTCACTAGCCGCGTTCCCAAGATAGGCACCACCACTTGAGTAAACAGTGAGACGATCAACGCCGTTAGATAGGAACTTGAGACTTCCTGCCCGCTCATTGGCAAAGCTCATACCCCCCGTAGCATCACAATAGACATAACCAATTCGGTTTCCTGCCCCGTCGTAAAGTTCTGTAAGGTTAAAACCAGTCGCTCCGGTTCCTGTCCCGATGAACCTATTTGTCCCGTAGGTAGTGAAGTCAGGAAACTGAAGTTGGGCCTTTGCACCTGCCGCCCCCCGAAGCGAAGTGACCGTTAAGTTAGTAAGGGTCGCGTCCGTATTCGGAACGATGTAATCGGTCCCGGCAGTCGCCGAATCGAGCGTGTCGCCAGAGGATTTGAGGATGCCCGACAATCCGCTTGTGACCGTATTCGTATCGAGGATAGCCCCGGTAGATCCGGCAGGTCCAGTTGCCCCGGTCGCGCCAGTTGCTCCGGTAGCTCCTATCCCTGTAGGTCCGGTTGCTCCGGTAGGTCCAGCTACGGTTGAAGTAGCCCCTGTAGGTCCGGTTGCTCCAGTAGGTCCGGTTGCTCCAGTAGGTCCGGTAGGTCCAGCTACGGTCGAAGTAGCCCCTGTTGGTCCGGTTGCCCCTGTTGGTCCGGTTGCCCCTGTCGATCCGGTTGCGCCTGTTGGTCCGGTAGGTCCAGCTACGGTCGAAGTAGCCCCTGTCGATCCAGTAGGGCCTGTTGGTCCGGTAGAGCCAGTCGATCCGGTAATGCCAGTAGGCCCCGTTGGTCCCGCTACCGTTGATGTCGCACCAGTAGATCCAGTTGGCCCGGTAGCTCCTGTCGCACCAGCAGGTCCATCCGTTCCCGCGATTAACCCGTATAATTCGCCAACACTTCCTATGTTTCCTGTCGAAACGACGGTAAAGTCGATGTGGTTCGTCTGATTGGTTTTGGCGGTGATTTTAAACTGTGCGGCGTTATTCAATCCGGAGATGTAAATCGCATGACCCGCAACGATGTCGTTGAGCCACGTCGTTACGTCCACCCCATACCGGTCTGTTTTCGCTACTTTTAACAGGGTGACACTATTGATCGTATCATTGTTTATTGTAAAATACCCGGCCGTAGGAGTCGCGCTATTTGTGCCGCGTAAATATTGCAGCCCCGCCACTCCACCATCTTGCCCGTCTTGCCCCGTTGCCCCTTGGGGTCCTTGCGATCCAACCGAGCCTTCGATGCCTTGCGGGCCAGTTGGTCCAGTGGGTCCAGTAGGGCCAGCTACAGTCGAAGTAGCTCCTGTCGATCCGGTAGCTCCCGTCGAACCGGTTGCGCCAGTTGGTCCGGTAGCTCCTGTCGAGCCAGTCGAGCCGGTTGGCCCAGTAGGTCCGGTAGGTCCGGTAGGACCGATAGGACCTCCTGACGGGCCCGTAGATCCGGTAGCTCCTGTCGATCCGGTAGCTCCTGTCAAGCCAGTTGGTCCGGTAGATCCGGTAGCTCCTGTTGGTCCGGTAGCTCCGGTAGGTCCGATAGGACCTCCTGACGGGCCCGTAGATCCGGTAGCTCCTGTTGGTCCGGTAGCTCCTGTTGGCCCGGTAGCTCCTGTCGAGCCAGTTGGTCCTGCTATGCCTTGATTTCCTGTCTCTCCTATGAGGCCCTGCTCGCCTTGCGGCCCACTCCGACCTGTCGGACCTGTCGGACCTGTCGGACCTGTCGGACCTGTCGGACCTGTCGGTCCCGCTACGGTCGAAGTAGCTCCTGTCGAGCCTGTCGAGCCGGTTGGCCCAGTAGGTCCGGTAGGTCCGATAGGACCTCCTGACGGGCCAGTAGGACCTGTCGCGCCTACTCCCGTAGCGCCAGTAGCGCCAGTAGCGCCAGTAGCTCCGGTAGTTCCGGTAGCTCCTGTTGGTCCGGTAGCTCCGGTAGGTCCGATAGGACCTCCTGACGGGCCCGTGGCTCCCCGTTCAAGAAAAAGTTCCCATGCGTTTTGCCAGCCAACACCTACGCCCGGTTCGTTGGTCGAGGAAGACGTGTGCCCAGTAATCGCGATATACTGAACCCCAGAAGCAGCGCGAACCACGTCATTGTAGGCGTAGCTAGCTGCTGTCTGCCACACGCCACGCCAGCCGATGCCGGGACGGTTAGCACTATTGCTCTCGTAGACTTTGATCTTGGCTGCACCAAGAACTGTGGTAGTTGCTCCGGAGATGCCGGTGACCACCATCCAAAAGGTTTGCGTCGGAAGTTCGCCGACAATCAAAGACATCGTCGGCGCATTGAAAACCCACTCGGCGTTCCAAGCGACTTTGTTGTTCCAAGCGGAAAGAGTGATCGGCGAAGTCACCGATGCGGCCAGCACGGAATCCGTAACAAGTGCGGTATTGTCGACGGGATACTGGGAAGAATAGATAGAGAGAGAAAGAGAAGTGTATCCACTTAAAGTCAGGGGGCGATCAAAAGAAAAAGCCCCGAGACGAACTCGTAGGGCGATCGCATCGGCGAGTTCCGGGGCGCGACGCGTGTCGACGTCGATAAGAAATTGCCCCCCGTTTTTTCCCGAGTCGGTTTGAATCCAAAGATCGCGAGCCATTGATTGAGAAGGTTGCCGGGGGTCCTCGAAAGAACCCCCGGCGTTGCTGGTTTTCTTCGCCCCCGAAGAAAAGGGGACAGGCGGCGTAATTACGCAGCCTCGACGGTGTTGCCGTCAGCGTCGACGAACACCTGCGCGATGTTGGGTCGAAGGTGGCGGATGACCCAACCGAACTCGGGGTGGATCGGCTCAGAGCCACAGGCAAACAGCCCGCGGAAGTTGCCCCACGACATATCCGGGTTGTCGATGCGGTCTTGGATGTTGAGCCACTTCCAGTCACCCATGTAGCTCTGAGGCTCGAAGCTGGTGTTGCCACCGGGAGTCGAGATCGGAGCAGGAACAAGGGTGCGGTAGACCGACGGCAGGAAGATGACGGAGTCCTCATACTCAGCCGTGTCGTAGGCCGGGTTCAAGATCGCCCGATTGCCCTGCGTGGTTGCCTGCAAGTTGTAGTAGTTCCTGCGAACCCACGCGGACGAAACGAAGTCGTAGCGAGGCGCTTCGTGGTCGATGACGTGGTAGAAACCCTTGTAGGCGCGTTTGATGCCGAGAGCCCGGAGGAGTTCCGGCGCACGATCCGTGTCGCGGAAATCTTCGCGGATCTGGTAGTCCTGCTCGATGATGGCTTCGTCAGTCTCAGGAGACATGACCGCGATGAACGCCGGGGCTCCGTCAACCATGGCAAGCGAGCCGCCGTCACGGGCAGCGCCGTCGCGCATAAGGCGAAGGTAGATGCGCTTGAGTGCCCCACTGGTGAGCCGACTGGTCGGCTCCGTGGCGGGGAAAGACGCGCTTCCTTCGGGATACCCGTCGGTGCAGATCACCTTGTGCCCCGCGAGACGGATGTATTCGTCACGGTGCCGGTTCGCAAGCAGTTCTTGGGCGTTGTTGGCCAAGATGGAGAAGCAGTTGTCAAGCTGCTTCTGGGCTTGGAAGGTGTAGCGAAGATCGTTGACGCAGATCTTGGGTCCTTCCAGCGCCTTTTGGGCGAGGTTGTAGGAACGAAGCGTTTGCGCGAACTCGATCTGGTCGGCTTCGGGAACACAAGTGTTTCCGCTGTTGTCGTTGAATCCGATCGTGGACCAAGCGGTGGGCGAAGCAGGAACCGAGTTCTCGTAAACGAGAACGGAGATGCTTTGCCCCATGCCGTCGGGCCATGTGCCTTTTTCAACCATGTCGATCCAGATGGACCGGTGCATGGTGCGATTGTGGATGTCTTCGCCGATGCGGCCAGATTCCACAGTAAGAAGTTGATCAATGTTGGGTGCTGCCATGAGATTATTTCTTTCACGAGTTTTTGGGGCCTCACGGTATCCCGAATCCTCATGGAGCGGGGCGATCGGCAAATCCCGACAGTCGCGTTTGTGACTATCAGATCAAGATTAGAATTGCTGAACGCCCGGATGACAGACCGAACTTCTGTGCTTTTCATTGTGCGGAAAAGCAGAAACGCACGTCACCCTACTTCAAGGGCAACGTGCGTCAAGGTCAAAAACAAGATACAAATTCTGATGTATCAGTTGCGCGTAACTCCGGCTTCCGCCAGTTTCTCTGCCAAAGCAACCGCGAGTCCTCCTTTCGGAAGCGGCTTCGCTGCCGTCTCCGAAGAGCCTCGATCCTTGAATGCCGCTGACGACGGACTCGCCCCAGTCAATCGAGATACCTGCTTGGTGAGTGAGGCAATCTCCCCGTCTTTCTTTTTCAGCATCTCGGCCAACTGAGGCACAAGGTGAATGGCGATCGGGGCGAAGGCTTGAGTCGCGAATGCAGCCCTAGTAATGTCTCCTTGCTTGGCTTTGGCCAAGACTTGTTCGTATTCGGGAAGAATCGCCCCTTCTTCATCGACCATGAAAGGAAGCGTCTTTGTGATGTTCTCCCAGATTTTGGTGGTCGCGGCTTCCCGAATCTTTTTCTGCTCCGCCGTCTCGACAGACTGCTTTTCTAGGGTCGCCCGCTCGATCTCCGCTTTGGCTTCGCTAGCTTTCTGGCGGATCGTCTCGCGATGAGCGATCACCTTGTCGTAGTCCTTGATGAGCGCGTAGATGTGGTTCTGCGCCATCGGCGAAAGATCCGACACAGCGTCCGAAATCTTTTCGGCGCGGGCGCGGGCGTCTCCGGTCAACATGCCGTCAAAGACGGCGTTGGCGACTTCGTCATCTCCCACCAGCCCCATGATGTCTTTCTCGATTTGTTGAAGAGGCCGAGTCACCGCGGTGCGGTATTCGTCAGACTCTTCAATGCGGGATGCGAGAAGGGCTTTCTCTTGCTCGATTACCCGGGTGCGCAACGCTTCCAGTTCCTGCGTCGCCGCCTCGGAGGTAGCCGATTTGAGATCCTCGACCTGTGCTTTAAGAGTTTCGGCTTCCGCACGCGCAGCTTTTTCTGCCTGCTTGAGCCCCTTCCAAGTGCTGACTGCCTCTTCTCCTTTCACAAACGCCGGAATTTCGTCGTCATCGGCGACCACCAGCGACGCGTCTTCCACGTCTAGGATCAGCGAATCAAGAGTGACAGGCGCGTCTTCGGTGCCCCCTTCTGGGGCTTCTTTACCTTTATCGGCAACCGGAACTGCGGGTTCTTTTTTGGTCTCGGCTGGGGAAGCGGCGGGTGCCTCTGATGCTTCGGCAGGCTCAAAGAGAGCGCCGAGCCGAGAAGCGATGTCTCCGGCAAGAGAGGGTTTGGCGACGTCTGGCGAAAGAGTCGTCGGCTCAGAGGGGGCGGGGGCTTCGGGGGTAGTTTTCATAGAAAAGGTCAGTCAGTCTCCCATTCTTTAGAAAGCTCTTCGGGGACTTCAACATGGTGGCGAAGAGAGACAAGGGTCTCAATACAGTTACGAACGCCCACCTGTTTCGCGTGAGTAATCGCAACCCGAGAAAGGTAGCTCTCATCGGCGATCCCGTGGAGATCTTGTTCGGTAGGGAGGGCAGACTCACGAAGCACTTCGACAAGTAGGTTTCCTTCTGGCGTGTTCAGCACTGCTTGGAGCCACGTCATGTTTGACTGGCTGGCGAACCACTCGGCGAGTTTTGGTTGAAGATCCGCGTTGATGGAGAGGGGGGCGTCCATAAAAAATCAAGGGGTTGCGCGAGAGTTCATTGCCGCAAAAGGAGAAAGCGCCGCTTTTGCTTTGGCGTCGGCCAAAACCGCCGCCTGATTCGCTTTCATCATCTCGATGTTCATCTTGAGTTCAGCGGATCGAGCCATTTCTTCAAGCTTCATTTCCATGTTCTGCCGCTGGAAAGCGAGCTTCATCATGTATTCTTGCTGCTTTGCGTCAGGCTGCTCTGGCCCCGCTTGCGGATTCGCTTGCCGCTCTGCTTCAAGCTTCCGCATTCCGTTAAGAATGATCTCTCCAGTCTGTTGCAAGACTTGACGGAAACGGGCGGCATCCTGCATCGTAATCGGGTTCCCTGCCATGAACTGCAAGTGCTGCGTCGCGTGGTCGTGGATGCCAATTGTCTGCTCAACCACAGCAGTCAACTCGACCTGCCCGTTGTCCACTGCGGTAATAAATTCAAGCAGCTTTGCCGTGTGTTGGTCGAGGTGTGCAATATGGAACTCTTCGGAAAGCGCCTCGATTTTCGCGCCTTTTGTGAGCAACTCGTTTTCGAGCATGGCCGTTTTGGACGCGTCGGAAAGCCGCATGACCCCTGTCGGAGGGATGTAGCGATCGACATGCTCGTATCCGCCCATCGCATCCGCCACCCGATCGCGGTAGAAATTTCGCTGCCCCTCTTCGTCCATGGCTGGAGCAATCTCGGCGAGTCGGCGAAACGCGTTGCTTCGTGCTGCCTGACTACCGGCACCAACGGGAAAGGTAACGGTGACCGATTGTGGGTCGACGTCATACCACGCCTCGGGCGGGACGCCTTCTTCATCCCAAAGTTCTTGAAGCGCCTCTTTGATTTCTCGGCCACCGGCAACGGTTTCCGGATAGTCAGGCGCAATCATGCGTCGGGTCTGCTCCCGATATAGGTTCTCCGACTGCACAAGGTAGAGGACCAAGTTGGTCGCCGACAATGTGGCTGCGTTGGAGATCCGAGCCGATGCCTCATACTGAGACATGTCCTTGCTCTCGGGAAGGGCTCGCGCGGCCGTATAAGACCCCGCTTTGCTGGCGATCAATCGAGACATCTGCTGGCTTATCAGCAGAGTGTTTTGGGAGAAATTGTTGGCCCGAGCGTCAACCAACTCGGCGTCCGGATGGATGACCATGTAGGGGCCTCGGGGGTGGATCAGTGCTTTGCCGAGTGCCGATTCATTTTTCGGTCGGATTGGCATTGCTGCCGACATCATTGCTCCGTCGATGCCTTGACAAAGCATCCGGTTGTTGGTCTGGACCGGAGCCATGATCTTGTTGCCGAGCCCGCGGATGCCATAATACTTCCCATCCATTCCGACCCCGAAAGTAAATGACACGAAGGCTTGTGCCATCGTGTCATAAATACCGGGACGCGAGTAAAGGAACTTGTCATCCTTACCGTCGTTTGAATTTCCGTTGGCGTGGACCGCTGGCTCGCGGGTGTTGATGAGCATCGAGACCTTCCCGTCGAACTCGCGGACAATAGTGTAAATCACAGGAACTCGGTCGCATTGACTCGACGTGTAGAGATCGTCAGACTTGAGTGCAGCGGCAAGGCGCTCCCACGAATCGTAGGTCGTCGATCCCTGCCCCCGGCGGCGAGCCGCAGAGACAAGAGCTTTTTGCGCTTCTTCGACGTCCCACCCCATGGCGCGGGCCGATTCTTCGTCCCGAATCTTGGCATAGAGTTCTGCCACTTCCATCTCACCGACGGCAAACGCATAAGGCACCGAGTCTTCGGTCGCGTCGCAATCACGAGGGACATAGAACTCTCCGAAGCCTTTGACATCATACTGCCATGTGATGTGATCCGGAAACACGTTGAAGGAAACCGCCCCGGAGACGAACTTGGTCGCGTTGAGCAGGTAGCGGTGGAAATACTTGTTCCATTTTTTCCGAATGAGTTTGGTCATCTTCCGCGAGATGGCATCGGAATAGCGACGGCGCTCGTTGGGGTCGGCCCCGAACTTGGTGCGGACGGTGTAGAGGGTCTCGACCGACTGCATCATGTCGATGTAGGCGGTCAACGCCTCACTGAGGGTGTCCTCCCCCTCCCCGAAATTTACGTTGGTGCGGAAACTCTGCTGCGCCTTCTTGAGTTCCGTCTCGCTGTATGGGCGTGCCCCATTGAACATGCGAATCTCCTGCGCCCGCGCTTTGGACGAATCTTTGTCGTCCTCGAACAATTTGCGGAAAGTTCCGCGAACTGCGTTCGGACACGAAAAGCGAGTCTCGGGGATCACCAGTTCCCCGTCTTCCATTTTTGGCTTGTCGAGATCGTCGTTCATTCAGCGGCAACGGGGGCGAACGTCAGTTTCTTGGCCAGCGTTTCCTTCTCCGTATCAACTTCAAGTGATGCGGCGGAAAGCTCCCCTTCAAACTCCACTTCTTCCTCGACAAGGTCAACCGCTTCTTCGGGCTCTTCCTCCTCGTAGGCGGCGATCTGTCCTTCAAGTTCCCTGACCCGGACACGAAGGGTCTGGAGTTCAGCTTCCTGCGAGCGGATCTTCTCGGCGTATTCGCTCACCACCTCCTTGGCTTCGGTGATATTTTCCCTCACGGCGGCGAGTTTCTCCTCGGCCGTTTTGGGTTTGAAGGTGCGGCGAGATACAACCCACTCAAGAGAGCCGTCGCGGCACCCGTGGATAACCGAGACGTCGTCGAGTTCGGCCGCCTTTTTCGCATTTGCGCGAATCTCGGACTCCACGTTGGGGGTAGGCTCCCCTTCAACTCGGCTTCGGCTCTTGAGTTCAAAGTTTCGGGACGCCCAAAGAGTCGCCATTCTCGACGACGGATGCGTCATCGGCACGATCTCGTTTTGGCAGTGGAGTTCCCATGGCGTGTTGTGCGCAGAAAGAAGCAGAGTCACTCGATCAATAAAGTCATACGAGTAAACGCCGAACCGGACATGGTGCCCCTTGTGCAAGAAAAGGGGTTTGACAATATTAGCCTTTTTCTGCTGTGCCGGGGTGGCACGAAAGTAGGTGGGCTCGACGCACCCCAAAACATGCCGGTCAACCGGCTTGAGATCCCATTCTTGCTGGAGTTGGTCAAGCCAGTCGGGGTTGGTAGGACAGGCATTTTCCATCCAAATCCACGGTTCCTGATTTTTGGTTTGGACCATGTGTTCCAATGTCGCGCGAAGATGCACTGTGCGTCCCGCCTGAGTAAGGTCGATCTCCCCAACGGAGCAAACCGATACGTCGACAAAGAGCCGTTTTACTGCCTCGGCAAACTGCTGCGCTTGTTCGAGGGCTTGGCTGTCGCACGAGACCAAAAGCCGGTGCTGCCCTTGAGAGCCGAGTTTCTCGAAAAGACGGGCAAGGGGTCCGAGCAAGGGGGCGGACTTGACTGTTACGGGGACGATAGCAAGCATGGGTAAATTATAGGAGAAATTAGAAGAAGCGCAAGGGGATACTCGACTCCGCTTCATCGCCATCATATCGCGCGTGTATCACCTCTGACTGGGTGATATAGTCGTCCCAAGTCATCGACTTGTTTCCTGACGAGTCAGACGCTGGTTTGACTGTGCGGATCTCCTCGCACTCAAAAGACAGCCGCTCGCGGCAAAGATCAAGAAGACCAAAAGCGGCGTCGGCCCGATCCGGGCTGCGGCCAAAGCGGGCTTTCATCTTCCGCTTTGGCTCTACTTGAATCCGCCCCTTGCCCTCGGTGGTATAAAGGCGGGCGGTCATTTCTTGTGCAAGATCCTTAGTGATTCCCCGAAGCTGGCCCGTCCGGACAAACTGCACTCCGATTCCCCACAACTCCGAGACTTTGTTGCTGAACACATCGGAGCAAGAACGGGAATCGGAAGCCGAGGCGCTGCGCTCGGTCGCACTTCCTGAGAAAAGGCATCGATGAAACCCGTCGCCCCACACCGAGGCGAGGATGTCCGCGAAAGGTGTGCCCCCGCCGGTGACGTCAAGCCCCGCGTGCTTTACCGAGATCCCGTGCTGGTGACAGAGATCCCGGAATTTCCGAGCGATCTGGAATCCGAACGAAGCATCATCGCTGACGTCGTCGGCGAGAACATGAGGGTCCTGATCAAGCAGCAGGAGTTCTGTTCCATAGATGTCCGTGCCAAAAGTCCCGATATAAGCAACCGCCTCATCCCCTCCACTGGTGAAGGATGTGTCGAGAAAACTTACCCGCGTAGTCGCTCCCATCCACTTGACCTGAGAGGAGTCGGCTCCGGACTGAGTGATGTCAGCCTCCGAATAGAGACCTGCGTCCGAACCAGTCGGACACCAGAACCCGCGATACATCCGCCAGTAGAGCAGCGAGTTTTCCCCGAGTTCCATCTTCTTCTTGTCGAGCTTCTCCTCGGTGATGAGGTATGGGTAGAGCATTTGACCCGCAAGAATGTTTGGGCTTTTCTCGGCATCAAACCTGATGCACTTCCCGACGACGGTGTCCCATTCGCCAGCGTCGGTTGAGACCGAGCCCCACCCGCCTTTGGGTTTCGAGAACACCCCAAACGCATCGAAACGAGAGTTGGGGTTGCCGATGCCGACCAACTGGAAGTAGGGGTTCAAGTCAAGGTTAGACAAAGCGGCGTCGTAGATCGTCGAAGAAAGTTCGGGCATCTCGTCCGCGATCATAATGACCCGCTTCCGTTTAAACCCGATCAACTTCTTGATGGATTCCTTTTCCTTTTTCGATTCCCCCGCAACGAGGACAATGCCGCTGCCTTCGTCTGGCACGCCATTCTCGTCGACGAACTTGATCATGCCCATGGAGTCCACGAGCTTGCCGGGGAGCCCGGGCACAGCGGTCCAGTATTCTTTGATCCGACCCCAAATCCGCATCCGGGAGTCCTTCAACGAAGTCGAAGTAACGAGAACCCGAGTGTTCCGCGGGTCGGCGAGATAGCAAACGATCGCGTAGACGGCGAAGGTGTCGGATTTTCCCGATGAGCCGCACCCTGCGACTGAAAGGAACTTGTTCTCGCAAGCTTCCTCGACCATGCGCTCGGCCCATGGATGCCAGTCAAACTTCATCGTGGCTCCCTCGTGGTTCCACAGCATGTCGATGATGTTCCGACAATGCTGGTATTTCCCGAGCCCATTCTCCTCGACGGTGAGTTCGAGTTTGAAGGCGGCAAGTTCGATGTCGAGATCAGTCAACCGCCCGTCCCAGATGCGGCCGTAGCGAATGATGGTATTTTGTGAGGATGCTTTCACTACGGGAGTTTACCCCGCTTCCTTGCCCCAGTCAAAACGGATCGCCGTCGGCGGGATTGTCACATGCTGCGGAAGGGTCCTCGGCTCCGGCACAATACTCCTCCCACTCGTAGCGGCTCCTTGTCTCTTCGTGGTGACCTTTATCGATGTTGTCTTCCGCGGTCAAGATCTGCACGTTATCGTTGTGATAGCCCCGAAGTGCGTCAATGCGATCAATGTGCAGATGCTTCACCGATCTCCCCCGGCGGGCGTGGTAGTCGGTCTCGTGGCAAAGCTGCTCGAAGACGGCGAAGTCCAGATCAAAGGGGATGCGCCGCCGCCGTGCTTTGTTCTTGACCGCATTGTAGATTGCCCGGATGGGGTTGTTGGCCCTCCACATGCGAACCCGACAAGTCACGCAAAGAAGACTGCGTCCGATCTTCGCGGCTTTCTCAGACGGTCGAGAGCAAAAAGCTACTTGGCAAAGTGGGTGTTTCTTTGCCTTGGCTTTAATAGGCACCCAAAGCCGCGTCTCTTCATTGAAGTGATACATGCCCGGGTATTGCTTGGGGAGATTGAAGTAGCTCATGGCATGTCGTGGGTGTCAATCTGCCAAATGGACTGGTTGTTTTTGCTATCGAGCTTCTTGAGCCACGGCAATCCGTGCTCCTGCTTCGCGAGGGCTCCGAGAAGACGCCCGAATTGGATGGGGCTCGTGTTTGATGCGCGGATCAAATTGGCGATGTCACTGTCCGGGTGCATCATCTGAACCAACAACTCGGAGGAGGTTCCTGCGATAAACCGATTGCGCTCTTCCCGGCGACACTGTGCCCGGTAGATGTCCAACATCTGAGCCATGCGGAAGTGAGCACTGGACTCGCGAGCCGACTGAACGAGACCCGGGTGGTGGTAAACCTGCAACCCGTATCGGGGCCGATCGGGGGTCAGCAGTTCGGTAGGCACTTCAAATTCATCGAGCAACCAGCGCAAAAAGTAGGGCAACTCGTGTTGCAGAAGTTCCTGCATGTCCATCGTGTCTTGAAACTGGGCCCGCCAGTTTGGGTTGACACGATAGAGACAAAGCTTGTCGGCGATGTTGATGTCAAGGTCAGGAATAATCGAGACGCTGTCTGGGTCATCGTTGCACGATACATAGATGCGCCCGAACCACGGAATGTCCCGGGCGTCCTTGTGTTTGGGCTGGACAGAAACTTCCGGAGTCGCGACATGCTTTTTGAGCATCTCCGAAAATGCCTTGTGCGCCGCCATCGTGCCGACGCTTTGGTTGTCGTCAATGAACCAGACAAAAGACTCTCCGAGCGCCTTGTTGAAAGCACTTCCCTTCGCAAGGAAATTTCCCGCGTCGGTGGCGCTGCCGAAAATGTGGCGAAGAATGTAGGTGCCGAGGAGCGACTTGCCGCATCCCGCCGCGCCACACACAATCAAGGCGTGCCCTTGCACTGGGCGGGCGTCGAGCAAGGCTCGATAGGAGCGGGTGATTTCGGCAAGAAAAGAATCCCGCGGAGAGAGGGTGTCTTCGTCGTGTCGGTCAAAGAAGTTCTCGAAGAAAGTCGAGATCCACGGGAAGTTCTCCGGATTACCGTATCCGACCGGAGCCGGGTCCATGGGGCGACGGCGGTTGGTGTTGAGGTAGAGTTCCCCGTTCCACTCGACAAACTGTTCTGGAGTGTGGAGAAACGGAGCCGTCGAGTCAACCCGGTGCATCGTCTGGATGCAGAGAAGAGCGTGGTCAGATTCAGAGTAGGTCTCCTTCCCTTTGGTCTTGTTGCTCAGTCCCCGATCAACGCGAAGGTAGAGAAGCGCATCTTCCCGTGTCGAAGAAACCCACGCGCCTGACTTGGGATCGATGCGCCAGTAGAGTTTCCCGTCGAAGTAGCAACCGGTCATCGCCTGATCGAGGCGCTTCTCTTTGTATTTCTGGACAAACTCGTGTCCTAGCAACTCATCCCAAAACATTCTACCCTGTGTGGCGCGGGACGAGAAGGAGTAGACGCCCCATTCCGCGACGATCGCCGACTTGTCTTTCTCCTTGCCGTCGTCGGTGATTGGGAGCCAGAAGAGAGGCACCCGCTGTCCGACTTCGAGGGCATTGCCGTAGAGGCGACCGGGAAACCGGCGCTCCACCTCGGCCGCGATCTCATCCATCGGCAGATCCGTGTAGGGGGCGTCAACCTTTTTGATCTGGATGACCGAATCCCGATAGAGGGATTGGGTCACCGCCTTCGGAACCGGGATAGACTCGGGCACCGGAGCCCAGTCGGTCCCGTGTTCCCAAAGCATGTGGGGTTGGTAGGAGGCAGGGTCAAGGCCGGGAGCGAGAGTCTGCGCCTTGGCTCTCGACGCAAAGTTCCGCATGAACTTCTCGGCGACCGCAGGGCAGTCAGCCCACACTGGCTCCTCGAAAACCCACACCGCCCGAATGCCTCCGGAGAACGTCCGACTGAACCAGACCGGGCGAACTTCCGCGTCGACCTTGGCGACTCGTCGAAGGAACTCGTCGGCTTGGATGTCGGCATCGTAGTCGGCGACCCATCCAAAGAAGCGTCGGGGCGGGTTGTCATCCTCGACCCGGTGATTTGGGTTGATCGGTTCGACAAGGGTGAAGTGAATCCGACAAGTGGTGTCTTTGAGTTGCCATTGACGAAACTTTGCTTTTGACGTGAGCCCTTCGGGGCGTTCGGAGTCGTATTCCCACGGGGGAGCGTCAAGAAGAACGAGAGCGTCAGACGACAAATTGGTAGCGGCGCGGAACGAGGGCGTGGTCATTTGGTGTAGATGTCGATAATTTCTGCTTCCGCGGCGACCGGGAGATCCGCAGCCCACTCGGGCGGGGTTCCCATAATCTGCTCGGTGATGTGTCTTGCGTTTTCCGCTTCCTCCTCTCGCACGAGGATTAGAAATTCGTCGTAGATGCGGAGGACCACGGAGAGCCCAGCAGCGGCGATTCCAAGGTATCCATCGAAGAAGATGTCCCGGCTACATGCCTGCACTACGTTTTCTGTCGCCAAACCCCCGTAAATATGGGACTTTCGATACCCTGCCTCGGTTGCAAGATCAGCGGTCAAGTTGCTCCGCCCTACCACATTTCGATAGGTAATGGTGCGCTCAGACGGAAGGGTCACCGTTGCCGTGCCCGAGCCTCCTGCTGTCTTGCTCTGCCTCCGAAGCTCGTTTTCCATGAGTGCCCAAAAGCCCTTGGTCCGATCAGCGACTTTCTTGTTCTTGCGACGGTAGAGACGAACAAGATCCTTCGCCTCTTCGAGAGTCAGTTCGAGACCGCCCATCGACTTTGCCGCTCCTTGGAACTTCTCGCCCCCGGCTTGGTATCCGAGCGAGAGAACCATCATCTTCCAGACCTGCCGGTCCTGCTTGTTCCAGTCTCCTAGATGCCCGAGGGTGTGTATCCCGAAAGCGACGTAGGGGTCGATTCCGGAACGAACAGCATCGAGGAACGCGTCATCTTCGGCCAACCAAGCGAGCACCCGCGGTTCGATCTGCGAGTAATCGGCCGAAACAAACTTGAATCCAGCCGGGGCGACGATGTGGCTACGGAAATCGATTCCGGCTACCGAGCCACGGTGCATGTTAAGTACGTTCAAGCCCTCCCCGCCAGAGTCGCGCCCGGTGTGCGCTCCGAAGTATTTGAGCCCGTAGGGACACCACGCAGTCTGCCCGTTTCGCAATTCCGCGGGGAGGTGCTGGTAGGCAAAGTCGTCCTCCTCGGGGAAGATGATTCGCTCACGCAGGGTGGTGAGCTTTTGAAGGAGAGAGTTGACGGAGTTCCATTCACCCATCGCGCGAACAAAAGGAGCCTGATCTCCGTATTCTTCGAGCCACGCCTGTGCAGCGGCACTTGCCTTCGCCCGCGAAGAGGGCACCGGGAGTCCGATCTTCAAACACTCCTCGGCCATCGCTTTGGGTGAGAGGGGGGTTTTCGCTTTCTCCTTGGGATTGCTGCGATCAAACCATGGGATTGCTTCTTCAAGATCGAACAACTTCTGCCGGAGCGTCTTGATAGACTGGTCGAGCTTGGCATCGTCGATCGGAAGACCGGCGTTCTTCATTCGCAGCGTCAGATCCGAGATGCGGCGCTCGTGCTCGGGCCAGATCGGGCCGTAGTCCTGCCAGAATCGGTTGAGGTAGCGCACGTCCTCCATGGCGTAGTTACGAACATCTTCCTGCTCCTGCGGCGACATGGACTCCCACTTCTGCCCGCTCATGCGGTCTCGCACTCCCTTGTCGAGAGAGACTCCGTAAAGCATAGCGAGAACCTGTGCGAGGGCGCGGGGGTAGCCGAGATAGGCGGCGAGGTCGGCGGTGCAATGCCACTCGGGGTCCTTCGGGCCGGTGGTCTTCCCGGTCGCAAGGAGTTTCTGGTAGACGAGGAAATCAAACCCGCGGTTGTGCGAGAGCCACGCGTATCCGTCGAGGTCGTGAAAATCAAATTCGGAAGGGTGCCCAACAAATTCACCCCCGTCGGAGGTGGCAATGGACACCATGTAGGCGTCGAACTCAGGATGGTCGACATACCCGCGAGGCCCTTGGATCTGGGTGGAGTAGCGGGATTTCTGGTAAAAGGTCTCGAAGTCAACGGCGGCGGTTTTCGGGTGCATGGTCAAGGTGTGGTTACTTCAGTGGAGCCGAAAAAGGGGGAGCGCCTTTCGACACTCCCCCGTGAGGCACTCGGAAAGATTACTCTTCTTCGGAGTGTGCGTTGAGATCGAGACTGTAAACCGAGGCGAGATCACGGAAGAACGCGAGGTCGTCAGCGTCGGTCAAGACACTGGCGAACTTCGCCACCGGGACATACCAAGTGTTCTTGTCGTTACTGCGCTTTTCGGTGCTGACGCCCCAGAGACCGCCAGCAAGACCTGTGGCCTTGAGAGCGCCATACGCCTTGTTGATGACCGGAACGGCGAAGGACGTGTAGCTCGATCCCGCGACGGTAATGACACCGACCGCCCAGTTGGCTCCGCCGTGCTCGTAAGAGAAACGGTAGACTTCCTCGGCGGGAAGGTCATTGGGGGCACGGACAGCGAGAACGATGTGAGCGACGCTCTGGTAGAAGCGACCATCTTCCTCCGCTTCCTTGGAGTATTTGATCGTGCCGCCGTTGGCTTCGACCTCGGCGCTGCTGTCAAAAACCTGCGGGCGCTCCTCGCTGTCGAAGGGGAGCTTCTGTTGGAAAACCTTCTTGAGGCGAAGAACGACGGTGTCGAGTTGATCGGCACCTTTCTCGAAAAGTGTGACTTCCTTCTCGAAGACGATGGCTCCGGCAGGGAAATCCTGCTCGGTGCAGAGCTTCGAGGTAGGATTGACGGTGTTGAACCGGGGGAGGCGAATGTCGCGCTGATCGAGTTCGCCTTCGATGCCGATGGCCGACGACGCCGGAGCCGCAAGTGCGGTCGTCGGGGCGGGAGTCGGGTCGGCGACCGGGGCGACTTCAGCGGGCTTGGCAGCACGAGGAGTTGCCTTCTTGGGGGCGGGGGCTTCCGCCACAACCGTTGCCTGCGCTTCGACGACGGGCGTCGGGGCAGGAGCGGCTTTGGGGGCTGCGGCAGTGGCGGGCTTTCCGAATTGGAGTTTGCTCATGGTAGTAGTATTGGTTTTTTAGTTGGTATTGGTTTTGTTTTATTTTTTGGTTCGGTCAATCTGGAAGAAGCCAATCTCTTGGTCACCTCCGGTCAAGACCTCGTGTTCCCGGAGAATGCTCATCGCAGCCTCCAGAAAATCTTCTTTGTCGGCCCCCTCTGGCTTGTGGCGAAGGAGCACCTTTTCCAGCTTCTCGATCGAGACGCTGCCGACGGCATCAAAATACGCGTCGGTAAATTGGTTCTTGTCGAAATGGAACTCGTCGACCAGCACATTGAGTGCCGCGAGCGGATCGGTGATGGACCGGCTGATGGTGCGGGTCTTCCACGAAAACCCCTCACATTCGAGTCCTCTCTCCTTGTGAACGCGGTTGACCGCCTTCTTCATCGCTTCAACCCAGCCTTCAAGGACGTGGACGGTCATGCGAAGTCGGCCGAGTTCCGCAGGGTCGTCAATGAGATCCGGGTCGACGGCGGTCGGCAGAGCAAGACCCGGCTCAAGCTTTGCAGCGATCACGAGTGCTTTATCGCTGAGTGCCTTGCACCGTTCCTTGAATCCGCAGAACTCGCAGACGTGAGCCTGCGGGTTGTATTCCCGATGCTCGGCCGGAATCTTGGTAATTTCCTCGGAGCGGGAGATGATGAGGTTCACGCGAAGGCGGATGTCATCATACGTCGCAGAGACATAGTGCTCCTCGGTCCACCAATCCTCGGGCTCGACGTCGGCGTGTCGAACAAAGATGGCGTGGGTGACGGTCTCCTGCTTGGGAATGAGGAAATAGAAATGGATGATCTCAACCTCGGGGTAAAGCTGAAAGATGCCGAGGGAGTAAGTCCACGCTTGCGCGTTGATGTCGGCGTCGTCAACCGGGTTGACTCCAAATTTGTAGTCTTGTGCGACGGCGATGCGACCGGCAATGCGGAGGCGGTCAAGGGTCCCGAACGTGGTGTGGTGGTGCAGGTCGATCTTGAGTCGAATTTCGCGAAGCAGTTCCGCGTCTTGAACGCCGTGAGCTTCCTCGTTGCCTTGAGCGCAGGCGAGCGTCATCTCATAGAGACGGTGTTCCTCCTCGTTGTGGAGTTTGCTGGTGTCCTCGTGTTCGAGAGCGTGGTGAATGCGGGTTCCTTGCTCGGCAGCGGGATTGCTGTCGTCATCCTGCCGGTTGAGGTAGGAGGGGCAGATCTCGAAGTATTTGAGCGACGAGGGCGAGTAGTGGGCGTGTGCCGGTTCCTCGGCAACGGAATCGTCCACGACGACGGTAACAGGGGCCGAAGCTTCGGCCTTTTTCTTGGGGGGCATAGGATCAGGGGCAGTGGTTAAGGCTGAGAAATCATGGAGATTCCGGAGATTCTCCAACTTGCGCATCATCGATTCGCGAACCTGCTCCTCGACGGAGCCAGCAGCGTAAAGGATGCGCTGGACAGTATTGGTTTTTGCTCCGGCTCTGTCAACTCTTCCGAGCACTTGATGCAAACTTTTCTCATTCCACGTTGGTGAGATGAGCGCAAGGCGGGGTGCGTCGCCAAGTTCGTCGTGCAGGGAGATGGCAACGCCGCCCGCCTCAATATTGAGAACAATGACCGGCTCGGTGTTGGCTTGGAAGGCGTCGATGACCTGCTGCCGGGCCGCAGAGGATTGAGTCATCTGGGTCAGAGGGTCTGTTCCCCAGATCACCGGGCACCCTCCCATCTTTTCACTGACGGCTTGGACGGATGCGTTGAAGTTCAAGAAGACGGCAACCCGCATTCCCTCCTTGATCGCCTCCTCGGCCATTTCGACGATCAGCGCGACCTTCAACAGTTCGATGCGCTGGCGGGCACGAAGCATGGCGATCAACGCCTCGGCCGCAGGATGAGGGTCGTCGAGTGCTTCCTTGGCTTCGAGTTCGGCCATGAAGGTCTCGACCTCGGCGTAGAGTTCGTCGATCTTTCCTCCGTCGCCAAAGTCGAGGGGGTCGTCGATGATCTGGCTCTCGGTAAAGAACTGCGCCATGTCGGCCCGGGAAACTTTGACACCGAGGTGGGGGTAGATCTCTTGACGTAGCTCCGTAAGCCACTCAAGGGCCCGTTTGGGAGAGTCGGTGAACTTGAGATTGTCCCATGGATCGATGGAACACCCGTGGTTCTTGGCCCACAGGCGGAAGTTGGTCCACTCGTGGAGCCCGAGGTGATAGCCGACTGCCCGCATTTCGGACGGATTAGACGCTGCGGTGGCGGAAACAAGGACGTTCATGCGCTTCGGGTCCTTGGCCCACCGCAACATCCGTGCGTTCTGCGACCGCTCCGCTTTTGCCCGATGCGATTCATCCCAAATAATGAGGCGGATGTCCTCATTGTATACAAAAGGGCGACGATCCTCTTTCCCTTTCTTCGGCTTCGGCCCATCCCAGTAGCCAAAGAAGGTGTTCCCGGTGCGCAAAGACTCGTAATTGATGACACCGAGATACTCGACGCCCTGCTCGTCGAAGGTGCGCTGCCATGACGGGATCACCGCCTTGGGGCAGACGACGAGAGGCGCGAGATTGAGACGTCGGGAAAGCTCTACCGACATGAGCGTTTTGCCCGTGCCGGTGTCCGACGAGTTCAAAACGCTGCCGCGCTTCCGGAGAATCTGCTCCATCTGCGAGACTGCAATCTCTTGGACTGGGTAGAGAGTCTTCACTCGGGCGCGTTATTGTAGTAGCAGGACTTGTAGGGAGCGCCGGTTTTATGGTTCCACAGCGCCTCCGCTTCGCTCGGCACGGCGTTGACTGCCTCGTGGATCTTCCGGGCGGCCTCGTCGAGTTCCGACTTGACGTCGTTGTGATATTTCACACTCAGGATCGATTTGATTCCGTCACCGGGAGCCATGTTGAGGATGTGATCGGTGGTTCTTTCGATGCGGCGGATTTCGTCTTCCAGATACCACGCGGCTTTGCGGAGATCCTGCACACTTGGGTTGCCGCCCTTCAAACCCGAGCGCCAACAATACTTGATGACGTTCCCGATGTTGAAGGTCATGTGTCTGGTGACATCGATGCACTCGACGCCGCTCGGGTGTGACGTGTAATGCTCGGGATGGTTGACGGGGTCGTGGGTGTTGTTCATGGGGAGATGCTACCAGCGATGGGCGAAGAGGCGAACGGCACGATAGGCGGCGTAAGCTTTCCACGAGGTCACCCCTTCGCGCAGCATGAGGGAGAGAAAGAGCCTGTCGGCCTCGGCCCGCGACACGTCATGCCACGAACCGGCGGGAACCGGGAGGTTGTCAAGGATGCGGCGATGGTAGACCGGTCGCCCAGTGTATTGGTAGAAATAATCGTGGATCAGAGGGGCGACGAGGGACAACTCAAAGCTGCCAATAAGGGGCCAGATCGGCCGGGGGATGGAGGCAAGGTCAAACTCGAAGCCCGCGGGAATCGACACGTCGATCCGCTCCCGCTTGTCTACCGGCAACGAGAGCTTGTAGTCGAACATCAAGACCCACACCTTGCGGCGAGTGTCGTAAGTGACGTAGACGGAGGGGAGTTTTTCGGAATTCATCGGTCAAAGCTTCTCCATGGGTTTGGGGTCGACCCAACCGACGACGCTGCCGCGCAAACGATCGGGGGATTCAAGACGCACCTCACGGGCGTAGACGTAGCGCCGCTCGTGCTTGATGACAAAACGGGGTCCGCAGTCTTCTGCGAAAGCACCGTGTTGAACCGACGGTGGCGCGGAGCAAATCAATACCGCGGAAACGAAGTCCTCGAACTGGTAGTCCTGCGCGAGGGTGTTGAGATCGTCGTAAACCGGACACTTGAAGTGCTCGGCGATAACCCGGGCATTGAGCGTCTTCCCGCTCTGTGGCGGGCCGACGACAATGATGAGGCGGTCGAGGGTAGGGATGGGGTGGTTCATGTCAGGTAGGGTCGGGAAAGAATCCCCTAGCCCCGCGCGTCCGCGGGGGTCACACGTCGATTCGTGCTGGCGATTTGCGCTTTGGGTGGCGTCTCGCCGGGGTGTTGCAGTTCACGGGGCGGGGTCAGAAAAGATTCTCGACGTGCTTCATCCCGCGGTTGCAGGCTGCGTCGAGGATGAGGAGAGCGTCGGCGTTTGCGAGGGTCACGTTGGTTTTGGGGAACCTCTCTTGCGCTGCGGCTTTCAAATGATTCTTCCACTGAGTCGGCGTCATCAACTTTTTCTTGGCGGTCGTCACCCCGGCCGCGTTCTGCCACTTGATCGGGGTGACCCGGCAGACAGGGATGCGCAGTGCGACCAGTGCCATCTCGATGTGCCCGGTGTTGCGTCCGAAGGAATACATCGCTTTCGGAGAAACGCCTCCAGCTTCCTCGCCGCCGTCCGCGGTCTTGCGCTTGATGCCCGCCATGAAACCGGTGTTGTGTTCGAGGTAGGCGACCGGCGCTAAATTGCTGGTGAACACATCGTCAAACGTAATTTTGTGGAGCAACTCGTAGAGGTCCCACAGCTTCTCCGGAATCGGGTAGGTGGTAAACCGACAGGATTCCCTCTCTTCTCGGCAAAGAGATGAGGCATACTCAGCCACGATGGAGCCATTGGCTCCGGGATCGATGGCGATAATGAGGCGTTCCTTGGTCATGCAGGCTCAATGGTTCCGAAAATTTCTTCGTGCTTCTCAATAATCAGGGCGGAGGCAACGCGACTGAGGCTAGCCTTGGGGTCAATCTGCTTGGCCGCATCGGTCAGTTCTTCCAGTCGCACCTTGGTCTGGGCTTCGACGCAGAGATTCAGTTGGATGGGGGCGTCCAGTTCTCGGGGTCGGCCTGCGGGTTTTTTACTCATGGGATTAATTATAGAGTAAATTCAGTCGAGGTCAACCGAGATTTCGTCAGAAAGTTCAACAAGGTGGCGAACACGGATTTCGTAAGATATTGCGTCGTTCTCAAAATCCATGTTGACTCGGGCGTCGACGATCAATTCGTTTTTCCACCAGATCTGATGCACCATTGCATCGAAGGACTCACTCCGGCGAGCGTGATGAATGATCTCCTCGTCCGTAGGCACATGCCCCTCGATAATCTCCAACTGAGAGACGATGGCTTTCTCGATCGCCTGATGAAAACTGGCCTTGAGATCCTTGATTTTTTTGATCGCTTCCGCCAGTATTTCCCCTTCCTCTTCGTTCATAGGTAGGGAGAGGCAAGGATGTCGATGAGGTAATCGATGATGTCGTCGGGGGTCTGCCACAACTCGGCGTCCTCGTCGAGGATCTCGATGTCAAAGCGTTCCTCGATGTCGACAATCACTTCAGTGCGTTCAACGCTGTCGATGCCGAGATCTTCGAGGCGGATGTCGGTGATGTGAACCGGAATCGAGGTGCGCTCAGAAAGCGAGTCGACAACGATTTCGTGGATTTGGTCGCGAGTGTAGGTTTTCATGGGTTGGGTCGGTAAACGGAGAACCAGTCCTGCGCATCCTCCTCGGAGACGAGGGCTTTGTAGTTCGATTCAAGAACAGATTCACTGTGCCCGGCCCACGACGCCGCCCGGGCGGTGCCGTGGAGAGTCACTGCTGCTGACACAAAGCCTTTTCTTAGGCCATTGTCAACCCAATCGACCCCGGCCGCAGCGGCGACTTTACTCAGGCGGCGGCGCAGTCGCTTGGTAACAAGGAGCCGAGTCGGATCAACAGGCAGCAGATCCGCGTGGACGGCCTGTTTGGCGTGCTCGATGATCTGCGTCATCGGCGCGAGTAGCGGGATCGTGCGGCGACGATTGGTCTTGGTGATCGACGATGAAAGGACAAGGTGGCTTTGCTGCGGGTTCCATACGTCGCCCCAAGTCAACCGCTCGATCTCCTTGGCCCGTGCGCCGGTGTAAGCACCGAGGGCGAGGAAGAGGAGGACGTCGGGGAGTTCGAGTCGGTAAGCCGCATCAAGGAGACGGTGAAGCTGCGTCGGGGTAAAGGGGACGGGGTCCTTCACCGGCACCTTGCGTGCCTCGACCTGCTTGGCCGGATTGACGGTCGCCCCGGAGATTTTACACCAATAGTCGAAAAAAGAAACGAGCGTCGCCCGGTGGGTGTTGGCCGTTTTGGGAGACTCGAAGGTGCCGAGGTATTGGTCGACGGCATTCCATGTGACCTTGGCCGGGTCATCCTCGATGAAGGAGCAGGTGCGGAAGGCAGTGAGATGCTGCTTGCGGTCGTCGAGAGTGCGCTCGGCCAAGTTCCGGCTGCGGCAATGAGTGAGGTAGGCGGCGATGGCGTCGGGCATCGTGACGGCGCTCTTGGCCGGGGCGACGTATTGACGGGCGATTTCGATCAAGGATACCCCGGTTGGCAGCAATGCCACGGCGGCGTGATACTCCTCGACCTCGCGAGGGGTGAGCGGCTTCTGGCATCGGGACAGGTATTGCCTGATCTCGACAACCCGTGTGGCAGCGACGTCGGCTTTGGTCGTCTCGCGGTGGCGGGTGCTACCAACCCGATAGCGGATCTCAACGCGCCCATCCTTTGACGGGTAGGTTTTGATGGGGTCACTCATGGTCTTCTTTGACGTGTTCTCGCGCAAGCCAGATTCTTTCTGTGGTTCTCTTCAGATAGCGGATTCATGTCGAACTTCTCGGCTAGCTCACGAGCGGTAGGCACGATTCGTAGGCTCCACATGAGTACTCTTCCCGAACCCTTCTTGGCGACTAACCTCTCCTGAGATCCCGACTCGGTCAGCATCTCGTTGTAGAGAAAGATCCTCCCGGCTGAGAAGCACGAGGCTAGACCTGCCGTCTTGATCAACTGCGGGGTGGTGAGCGTGCCGTGTTCTCTTAGCGTCACGAGAACCTTATTCAAGATCTCCCACGAAAACCTCTGGTTCTTAGTTCCTTGTTGTCTTCTCATCATGCGGCTTCTTGAGCAGCGGGTTGTGGGTCAGGGAAAACAGTGGTGCGCTCGGGCGTGAGAAGGGCGTGAGACAGAAGATCCACGGCCGCAGCGGTGATGGTGATGTCGCGGTGGACCTCGGAGGGTCGTTTGGGGCTCTGCTGCACCAGACCGGCTTCGACCAACCTAGCAAGCCCGTCAATGAGACTGCTGTTGTGCAGCCCCAGATACCGGCCTAACGCGGCAACGGTAACCGTCTCCCCGCGTTGGTTGCCCTCGGCAACGAGCAAGAGCATGAGTATAACGTGGACAGGCAGGGTGCGGCTGCGACGGGAGGAGCACCGCGCAAGGGCGGCACTCAGGTCGGTCATGGAGGTCAATAATTCTGGAAGGGTCATCGGATTTTGTATCGTCGGATTTTGTGAATATGAATGGGGTCGGGTATTTTGTCTACAACAAATTATCGTGGAGATCAAAAAAGCGGGACGACTAGCGGCAGCGCGTTCCGCGGAATACCGTCACGGGCCTGATGTAGGTCCTAGGCAGGTAGATCGGCCGGATGATGACTTGCGGCGGAGGGTCGACGACAGGTGGCAGCTTCGGAGCAAAGAAGGCGGACGGCGCTGGCGCGGTGATCGAAGGCATCCCAGTGACCTTTGGCGTCGAGGGGACGATCTGGATCTCCACGCCGGTGGCCAGTGGGTAGCCGGTCAAGGGAGCGGACCACCAGCGAAGCCCGTCGTCTGCCAGTGCGGCAGGAACCAACAGAGCGGCGGCAAGAAAGAGCAGGGTTGAGCGCATAATTTACCCTACAACAATTAGCGGGAGCGGACAACGCAGAAGCCGTTTCGGGAGATAGCCCTTTAGGGCCAGTCAAAACCCTAACACAACAGCCACGAAAAGTCCTGACAAACACACCAAAATCTGACGCGGGTCGGTCAAAATCGTCTCTTAACGCAAGTCAGTTGCAATAATCAGGGAGATCCGAAAAAATCAGGGAGATGTCAAAAAAGATCTCCCTTACTCCCTAGCCTTAGTGAGATCAAGCAAATCAGGCGAGCCACGGGAGTAAGGGAGAGCACTTTCACTTTTCTTTAATTCCCCTCAAAATAACGCAACCGTATAGTTACGAAGTCGTATAAATGAAGGGAAAAAAGTATTCTTCTTTTTTAGAGTTCCTCCTCCCTCCCCTAGAGTCTCAACGACTTAACCCCAATTTCGCATTTTTCGACCAAAAAAGATCTCCCTGATTTTCGCTATTTTGTGTGCCTGTTAGGGCGCTTAAACGCCGGTGCCATGCGGGTTGCAGGCTGGGGCCGTCGAAGCTAATCCTAACAAAGCAACCTCCCGTCCGAAAGAGCCGAAAGTCCTTTTGCCCTACTCCTACCTAGGTTCCAGCCGATTTTCGAGGGCGGCTAATTTGACCGGCCCGAGGGCAAGATTGACGGGGATCAAACAAGCCCCTGTGTCGGCTGGGATGTAAGCAGGAGTAGGGCTGCATCCGATTGACCGAGTGCCGTAACTCCGGACGGCCTTTGCAAACGGGAGATCGCCGGAGGAAACGGGAGGTTGTTTTGTTAGGATTCAAAAGATCTCCCGTTTCTCATTTGCCATAAAAACAAAAAACCCAGTAGAGGGACGCATCCCCCTACTGGGTTGGTCTTCCCACTCGGGAGACCGATTCTCGTTCATTGTCCACCCGAACCGCACCACATGGGTTTGGTTCAGACACCGATACTAGCCCCGATCGGGGTCGACGGCAAGTGGTATTTGTTATAGGGTAAAAGGATCTCAGGAGCCGGGAAAAATTTCGAGACCGGGGTAAGGGTATTTTGTTATAGGGTAAAAGGATTTTGTTATAGGGTAAACCGGATTTCGGGAATCGGAGAAATTTTTACAGGGTGCTGATATAATATGAAGACGGCCGCGGGATCGGGACCCCCACCCGTGCCGTCCCCTCCGCCCTGCCACCGCCCTGCCGCCGCCCTGCCGCGCCTCCGCCCGCCCTCCGGCCCTGCCACCCTGCCGCCTCCGCCCGCCCTCCGGCCCTGCCACCCTGCCACCCTGCCACCTTCGATGGGGGCCCTTTCCCGGGAAACGCGTTTTCAACGCGGGCGCGTTTCGAGGTCCTCCCCTTCTACGTCAACAATTCGCGAAGTGTCATCCGTTGCCGCCCTGACAGTTTCGCGACTCACGCCGCCAAGGAACTGAATATTGAGGACGGGCCGGGCGGCCGCCTCCCCGGCCCTTTCGCCCTGCCGGGTGGCTCGCCGAAAGAGGGTGTCTAGTGCGGTAATATCTGACACCTTTTGAATCGGGATCACGCGCCGCCCGCCCGGGCCTTTGCTCCGCCCTTTCCGGAATGCCTCCAAAGAATCGCGGACTAGGCGGGCGACTTCTTCATCATGGCGATCCACTTCCGGCGCTTGCAAAACCGGGATTTGATCGCGTTGGATGCCGGGCGAAGTGTATACACTTTGGATATTGTATGCACTTTCAACCTTTTCCCCGCCCTCCGGGCTTTCTTCTATCATAAGTTTTTCTAATTCAACGCCTCCGGGCTCCGTCGCCATTTCCCCGGGCTCGCCTCCGCCCGCCTCCGCCAGTGTCACCGGAGCACCCTCCGCCGCCGCCTCC